TGAGCAGATAGGGACACCCTATGCATCGAAGTCCAAACCCGAATTTTACAATATTATAAACGGCGTTGCTTTTGCCAAAGAAGATAACGAACTGCTCGGTTATTATATCGGCAAGGCCGAAAAGTACGGCTATATAAAAAATGATTCTTATAAGATGTACGAGGCCGCTCGGGTGCATCACCTTTTCAACCCTGAAAGGATAAGCCAGTCACGCGGCGAGCCGGCACTGACTTCGAGCATTGATTATATCGACAAGCTCTCGAAGTATATCGATGCCGAGGTTGTGGCGGCGGCGGTCAACGCGTGCTTTACCGTTTTCATTTCTCAGCAGAATCCATCGATACCGAACGCCTATACCCGGGGGATTTCAAGCAGCGGATACGATGAGAAAGGTAATCGTCTTGAAAAGTTAGAGCCGGGCACGATTATGTACGGCGACATCGGCGAAAAGGCGGTCGGAATCGGCAACGAAAGGCCGGCGGCACTGTTCGACCCGTTCGTAATGCGGATGCTCAGTATGATTGCCCGCCCCCTCGGGATACCCTTGATGCTTATTCTGCTCGATTATTCCGGGGCGACATTTATGAATGCGAGAATCGCCTATCAGCAGGCTCAAAAGACCTGGGTGACCGAGCAGTCCGATGTAGTTGTCCCGTTCGTTTCGCGGGTCTGGCTGTGGTTCATCGCCCGAATGCTCGCCGAGAAGAAGCTGTCCGCTCCGGATGATGCATTTGTGCACGAGGTTATCTGCAATAGCTGGCCCTATGTTGACCCGTATAAAGAGGCGATAGCCAATAAGGTCGAGCTCGAAAACAGGACCACGACCCGCAAGAAAATCTGCGCACGAAACGGCGATGAGTTCGATGATATTGTCGCCGATATTAAAAAGGAAGAAGAAATACTGAGCGGCCTCAGCGGCGGCAAAGTTGATAAAGGGACTCAAAAATGAAGGCACAAATAAACGACAGGAAGGCACCGGTAAACACCTGCATGTTTACGAAAATTTCCAATGTTCAGTTTTCGGATGGTGGGGATGGTACTAAAGAATATGATTTTTTGATAAATTTATATTCCGGTGAAATCATCCTGAATCATTGGTTCTGGGAAAATCTTGCGTTTGACCTGAAAGGACTTAGCTTCGCAAAGGAAGTAACCCCTGTCTTGGATACTCATATCAGCGAAAAGAGAATAGGTTTTTCAATCAGTCAGAGCGTTACCGATGCGGCACGGCTTGCGGGCAATTTTCTCACCAACTCCGATGCCACAAGAATAAAAAATGATTTGAAGGAAGGTTTTCCGATGGAGGCCTCCGGATATATTCCTCCGTTGATTATTGAGCGTGTCGAAGCCGGGCAGTCTGTAGAAGTTAACGGCCATACTTTGGAAGGTCCGGGCCACGTATTCCGCAAGGCCGTTATCAAAGAGGCATCTATGTGCAATTTTGGATGGTCCCCCAACACACAATCGAAGGCGTTTGCCGACGGCGGCAATCGCGAGATAGAATTTAGCATTTTTTCAAAGGAGTATAAAATGGCAAAAGAACAAACAGAAAAGACCTTAACGGTCGAGACCTTTGCCGCCGAGAACAAGGAGCTTTTCGAGCAGATAAACAAAGCGGCGGGCGAGAAGGCCGACAAGGCGATGCTCGAGAAGTTCGGCGAACTCAAGACCGCCTGCGGTGATGACATGTCACTGCTGGTCGAGTGTTTCGAGGCCGGCAAATCCGTCAACGAGGCCCTGCAGATGGCGAACGAAAAGCTTCGCGAGGCCAACACAAAACTCGCCGAAACAGCGACGGCGGCGACCAATGAAATCGCAGCCGGCAAAAATAAAGGCGATGAGAACAAGCAGACCCAAACGCTTACGGCTGCAGAGCAGGAATTCTCGGATAAGCAGGGCGAGCCGACTAAAAAGACCGGCGACAAAGTCGATGAGTTTAAGATGAGCGAGGACGAACTCAAAAAGAAGTTCGCCGAATCGAAAGAGCTGCAGGCGGAATTCGCCGGCAACGAAGCATCTTATCTGGCCTTCGTCAAAAATGACAAGGCGGGCAGGATCAAGATTCTCGGCGAAAAGAAAAAGTAGGCCGGCTTCTATCTGAACCGGAAAAACAAAAACCGAAAAAGAAGGAAATAGGAGTTAAAATGGAAATTAAAAATAAAGACAACGAAGTTCCTGCCGTTGACGAAACAACGCAGGATGCAGGGGATGCCGGGGCTGCTGTGGTCGATGTGGCGGATATGACGGTCGAGCAGTTCAGAGAACAATATCCAGACTTTGCTAATTGGATAGCAGAGACTACTGCTGCCGATGTCGCGAAACTGACAGTCGAGCAGTTCCGTAAGAGTTACCCCGAGCTGTATGGGCGTATAGCCGATGCGGCGGCCAAAGAGGCACAGTCGGCGGCGAAGGCGAAGCTCAATAAAAAGGGTTTCGTTCTCGACCGCAATGATCCCTTCGCCGAGGGCGCGGTGCGTGATTACAACAGGCTCAAAAAGGCCGATGAGCGGGTGCCGTTCGTACTTGATTTAACCGACAGGACCACACCCGAGATACTCGAGAAGTACATCGTTCGGGCGGCGGGCGGCGGTGACAGCAAGCGGGCGGCGGCGGCAGGCGATGCCCTGAAAAAAATCGGCAAAAAGGCAAAGTAAAAAAAGGCCGCACAAAAAGCAAAAATACAAAACAGAAATTTTTTGAAAGGAATATAAGATGGCAACATTAGCAGCAGACTCGCCGATGATAATGGTTGGCGGCGAACGTAACCATATCCCTATCATCGCAGACGACATCGTCTATGAAGGTGCGATCGTTGGCGACAACGCCTCCGGTTACGGACAGCCGCTGGTAGCGGGCGACCCGTTTCGCGGGCACGCAACTAAAAAGGTTGACAATACCGGCGGGGCGGCGGGCGATAAAAACATCGAGGTACTTTCCGGCAGATACCGTCTCGAAGTTTCACTGGCCGGTGCGATAACCGATGTCGGCCGGCCTGTCTATGCCTCGGACGATTCGGTACTGACGTTCATCGGGGCCGGAGCCTCCGGGGCCAATAGTTATGTCGGCGTCGTGACGCGTTACATATCGGCCACAAAGCTCGAGGTCGAGTTCCGCCCGGGCGAGGAGGATGAGTTCGGGTCGAATCTGAACCGAATCCTCAAAACCGATGACTACACGACCCTCGTCACCGATTCGGGAAAGATTATTTATCTCGGAACCGATGCCAAGACTATCACGCTGATAGCGACGGTAGCCGGTATCGAGGTGACAATCGTAAACTGCGCTGCATCGGCGGCGGCAGACATAGCCGTTGACCCCAACGCCGCTGATAACTTCCTCGGCGGATGCGGCATGGCGGCGGGCGGCGATGGCAAAAAGCTCACGAATACCCAAACAACCGCCAAACGTGGTGATTATCTCAGGCTCATCGCTGATGGCACTGCCGGCTGGAACATCGTCGGCAAGCGCGGCACGTGGGCACAGGAATCGTAATTGAAAAGTAAATAACGGGTTCGGGGCTGGCCGGCCAGCCGGCTCCGAGGCAAGGCAAAACCAAGCGGCAATAGGGTGCCCTATCACCTTATTGCCGCTTTTTTTGCGCCCGTAAACGAGACAAATTTTTAAGGAGTTACAAGATGGGAGCAAGTGGATTAGGTTCAAGGTCGATAATCGGCAAATTCTTCGCGGCGCTCGAGCAGTATATGGGTTCTTCGTGGATTGAAGCGTTATCGATGCTGTTCGATTCGGATCAGGAATCCGAGACTTACAAATGGCTCGGCCAGGTACCGGCGATGCGTGAATGGCTCGGCGGCAGACACGCCAAGGCGTTCCGCGAGAACGGCATCACGATAGCCAACAAAACATTCGAGGCGACGCTCAATATCCTGCTCGATGATATTCGCCGCGACAAGACCGGCCAGATAGATATACGGATAGCTGAACTGGCCCAGCGGGCGGGCAGTCATTATGCGACGCTTCTGAGCACACTCATCGCCAACGGCACCGGCTCAACCAGCGGCCTTTGCTACGATGGTCAGTATTTCTTCGACTCGGACCACTCGGAAGGTGACAGCGGCACGCAGGTTAATCTCCTGACTTCGTCCCAGGTAACCGAGCTCGATGTCACGACGGCAACGGCGCCGACGGCGGCGGAGGCGGTCTCGGCGATTTTAGGGGTTGTAGCTTATATGCTCAACTACAAAGATGACCAGGGCGAGCCGATGAACTCCGAGGCGAAGAACTTCCTGGTTATGACCAGTCCGGCACTGTGGAAACGTCTGGTCCCGGCGGTTGTTAATCCGGTCGTCAATTCCGGTGATACCAACGCAATCGTATCGCTGCGACAAGATGGCTTCGACATCAAGCTCGCCGCGAATCCGAGACTGACCTATACGACCCAGTTCGTAACGTTCCGCACCGATGCCCCGGCCAAGCCGCTTATTCGTCAGGAAGAGGTGCCGCTTGAGGTCAAGGCCAAGGGCGAGGATTCGGAGTATGCGTTCGATAACAGGGCCATCCAGGTCGGCGTCAGCGCGGTCCGTAACGTCGGTTACGGACTGTGGCAGTACGCATCGCATTCGACGTTCAGTTAATCAATGGGACACATAAAAGGGTTATCGCCCGCATTTTCGGGTTTCGGCGGGCGATGACCGGCTTTGAAAGGATAATAAGATGGCGCTGAGTAATAGCGACAAGGCCGAGTGCAAAGAGATAGCGCGGGTCATAATCCAGGAAGTCTTGATTGAGCATATAAAAAGTTGTCCGCACGGTAGGACGATACTTGCAAGTAAGATGCTTCTGGTCGGGATATGTATCGGCAGCGGTTTTGCCAGCGGCGGTATAGTGGTTGCCATGGTCAGGCTTTTTTCATAAAGGCTGAATTGAAATGTCGGCTGACAGATTAAAGATTGTCGCTGAGATTGAGGACTATGTCGCGTCTATTGGGACGCTGCTGGGTTTTCTCGATACGCTGGACAACACAGCCGAACAGGCGGCGGCTCTCGAGCAGGTTGCCGGCGACTTCGCGGTAACGGCGAAGTCGGACATATTTTTATTGAGAAAGGTATTTGAAAAATGATTGCAAAAATTTTGCTTAATAAACTTGATGTTTTGCCAAAAGAATTATCTGAAGCGGAAACAGATCGGATTTTTATAGATGTTATATTTCCGGACATCGGCACTCACGCTTATCGGTTGCAATTCGATGCTCCATTGACAAAAGAAGCCGTTGAAGCAGCCGTTAAGACTTTGGCGGCTAAACTTGTCCGGCAGGTATCGCTGAAAAGTGCTGCCGTTAGTTTTATAGAAACCGAATTTGCCGGTCTGGAAATAAACACAAGCGAGGCTAAGTAATGTCGCAACGTGAAGTTACAGGCACTATTGAACCGGCAGGTGCGATTGGTATTTATGACCAGATTGAAGATTTGAATGGCAAAAGTAGATGGGAACATCAAACGCATGATTGGTGGATAATCTACTCCGGCGGTCTTTACTTGATTTCAAATGGTACAAATATGTGGTATCGAGTTAGTGAAAGTGAATTAGGCGAATATCCAAATAATATCGAATCGACCGGCATTGCAACTGTAAGTGTGTATTCAGCAGGAATACAAATATTAAGACGCAGATTAGAGGGATATTGAAATGCAGGGGCCTTTTCTTAGAAAATATGGTGTCGAGACTACAATAAATTTTCAGTTGTTCGGGATTGATGGTGTTGATTTCAAGGTTGATGCCGTCGATGGTGGAACGGACTGTACGATTATGAAAGATGAGGGGGCGGATGCGACCTGTACAAACGACTTTGTTGACGAAGGGATTGGTTATTCCTTAACTCTTACAGCTACGGAGATGCAGGCTGCTCGGATTGTTGTTTATATCGTCGATGCGGCGACAAAGGTATATCTTGATACGGCTTTAGTGATTGAGACTTATGGCCATGCTTCGGCAATGCATATCTTTGATTTAAGTGTGGCAACGCAGAATGTTAATATATCTACGATTTCAAATAATGCAATCACGGCTGCAGCGATAAATACTGATGCGATAACCGCTGCAAAAGTGGCAGCGGATGCTATAAGCAAAATTCAATCTGGAATCACACCTTCTCACGTTAAAATTGCAATAGAAGCAGCAGGTTCATCCCTTGCTCAGATTCTCGCCGACACAAACGAACTGCAGACCGATGACATCCCGGCTTCGCTGGCAGCTCTAAACACCCTGTTGACGTTCGTGAAAAATGTTACAGAGGCCGATGTCTCAATCGATAAATCGGGCACACCTTATCAGCTTGTAGTCAAAATCAAGGGCACTGATACGGAACTGATTCGCAAGGATATAGCGGATGTTGACGGCAACGATTTAGCATCAACAGCGACGGTTATAGGAAGGCTCACGGAGCCGGCAGAATAATGTTAACGAGCATAGGCAGAATAGGTTTGGGTTTCGGTTCGGCGGCGGCACAGCCTTCGGCGCCGAGCCTGTCGCTTGCCGATGGCGGTGATGGTGCGAGCTTTGTCGCAACTGTCAGCTCTGGCGTCGGAACGGTCCAGCTTTATTACCGCCAGAAATGGGACACAGACTGGCTCACCGGCGGCACACGCAGCGGCTCGGGTGCTCTAACCCAGTCCGGTCTTTCGGTCGGCTGGTTCGAGGCATACGCGGTGAACGTGGTCGATAATGTCGAATCGGCGCCGAGCAATCTGGTTAATATTCAGGTACAGTCCACGACCCCCGCCCCGGTGACAACCGAGTTCGACGATGTCTTAATCGCAACGGCGGCGGAATTTCTCGAACGGTTCGGCGAGACGGTTACTTACGTTCCTTATGGCGGCGATGTCCGTGAGATAACGGCTATTGTTGACCGCGAACCCCTGGCACC